TCTAAAAGTAAGATTAGAGTTTTACAATCTATTGGTAGAGGTTTGAGATTAGGTGATAATAAAACAGAGTGTAAATTATTTGACATAGCAGATGACTTTTCTTATAAAAACAGACAGAACTTTACACTTCGTCATTTTATGGAAAGAATAAATATATACAACGAAGAACAATTTGATTATACAATACATAGGATAAAATTATGATAAATGAAAAGGATTATGAAAAATTTAAAGAAATGTATGACTATAAAAGAAAGATTGAGTATAACAAAGAAAAGATAAAAAAAAGAATTGATAAGATGTATGAAGAATTTGAATTTAATATAATGGAAACAAAAGAAGAGGTTTTTGAACACTTCTGGGAAAATGTAAATTTAAATAGAGCTAAGTTAGATGAACCCCCAGTTGAATGGAAACCGATGGATAAAAAGTTAAGGTTGTGGAATGAGTAGTTACCGAATAATGAAACTATCAAATGGTGATGAAATCATTTGTAAGTTACACAATGCTGAAAATGGATATTTTAAAGTAGGATATCCTATGAAGATGTGTACGGTAAATACTATGGGAAAAGATGGTAAATATGAAGAAAATCTTGCACTTCGTAAGTGGGCTACATTTACTAAAGATAAAGTATTTGCAATAGAAAAAACTCAAGTCGTTCTACACTATGAAGTAAACATTGGGTTATGTAAATATTATGAATATATATTAAAAAGATATGATGATGCTGAACGATATAGAAATAAAGACGGTGATGAATTAAAAGTAAATGACGACAATATTGAAGTCAAAGAACAGAAAACTACATTAGAAGAATCCGATATGGAAGAATTAATTGATGAATATCAAAATGTACCTTATGATTATGATGAAACTAAACACTAATTTCAATCAATACAAGAACAAGTATAACACCCAAAAATATTTTGTCAATAGGTAATTTATTTTTTTATATGGTTGACAATAAAATAAAATATGTTAAAGTAATGAATACAAGGAAATAATATTGGCTGCAAATGCAAAACATTATGTTAACAATAAACAATTCTTAGAGGCAATCACAGAGTGGAAAGAAAAAGTAAAAGATGCAGAATCTTTAGGAGAAGAAGCTCCACCAGTAACAGATTATATTGGTGAGTGTTTTTTAAAGATTGCACAACACTTATCATTTAGACCTAATTTTATAAACTATACATTTAAAGAAGAGATGATAGGTGATGGTATAGAAAACTGTCTACAATATGTAAATAATTTTGACCCAGAAAAATCAAAGAATCCATTTTCATATTTTACACAAATAATATACTATGCATTTATTCGTAGAATACAAAAAGAAAAAAAACAAACACACACTAAACATAAAATAATAGAAAAGAATATGATGCCTACTTTTGACCAGAATCCTTTAGATGATACAAATTATGGTAATCAATATATGGATTATTTACAAAAGAATATGTTACCACAAGATGGTCAAGAAGTTTACAAAGCAAACAGTTCTAAGAAAAAAGAAACTAAAAAGAGTTTAGAAAATTTTTATGAGGAAAAATAATGTATAAAGTTTATGGTACAAGAATATGTTTATATTGCGATAAGGCAGAAAACTTATTGAAAACAAAAGATTTACCTTTTGAAAAAATTTATATTGATGAAGATGATGATGCAAAAAGTTATATAGTAGAACAAGGGTTCAAAACAGTTCCACAGATTTGGTTAGATGACAAATGGATAGGTGGATATGATGATTTAGTAAGATTCTTAAATAAATAAGAAGTTAAAGGAGATAAAATGTTTAGTTTTATAACAAATTTATTTAAACCAAAACCAAAACCAATTAAAAAGTCTAAACTTTTAACAATGACTAAAAGAGAATTGGAAACACTAGGTCGTAAACACGGAATAGAGTTAGATAGACGATATCTTAAAGATGACTTGGTTGAACAACTTTGGTCACACATTAACGGAAAATAATAATGTATGAATATAGATGTGAGATAGTAAGAGTCGTTGACGGCGATACTATTGATGTTAATATAGATTTAGGTTTTAATACTTGGATTCATAAGGAAAGAATAAGACTAAAAGGTATTGATACACCAGAATCTAGAACAAGAGACCCAGAAGAAAAGAAAGCTGGATTATATGCAAAAGGTGTTGTTGAGGGTTTCTTACCAGTTGGTTCTACACAAGTTCTGAAAACAACTAAAGACAAATCTGGTAAGTTTGGAAGAACACTTGGGGACTTTGATATATATGATGGTCAAGAAGATAGAAGAATGGGTATAGTTGAGTATATGATAAAACATAATGTAGGTGTTGCATATGAGGGTCAATCAAAAGAACTCATAAAAGAACAACAATTAAAGAACATATCATATTTAAAAGCACAAGGTTTGATTGATTAAATAATGAAGATAGCTTTAGTTACGGACACTCATTTCGGTGCAAGAAATGACCACGACCACTTTAACACATATTTTTATAAATTCTATGAGGATATATTCTTTCCTTATCTCAAAGAACATAATATAAAAACTTGTATTCATTTAGGTGATGTAATGGATAGAAGAAAGTTTGTGTCATATAAAACTGCAAAAGACTTCAGAGAACAGTTTTGTGAAACTTTTGTGACAAATGACATAAATGTGCATATGATAGTGGGTAATCACGATACATACTTTAAGAACACTAACGAAGTAAATTCACTTGATGAGTTAATCGGTGGTCGTTATGAGAACATAAAGATATATTCAGAAGCAGAAACTGTTGAGTTTGATATACCTATATTTTTTCTGCCTTGGATTAATTCAACGAACTATAAAAGTACGCTTGAGAAGATGCAAAAGACAAGAGCTACAGTTGCAATGGGTCACCTTGAAATAAAAGGGTTTGAAATGCATCACGGTTTTCCAAGTGAAACTGGTATGGATAAATCAGAGTTTAATAGATTTGATATGGTAATGTCTGGACACTTTCACAAAAAGTCAGATGACGGACACATATTTTATTTAGGAACACCTTATCAAATATATTGGAATGATGATAAATGTCCAAAAGGTTTTCATATATTTGATACAGAAACAAGAGAATTAGAAAGAATAATCAATCCACATACAATATTCAAAAAAGTTTATTATGATGATTCTAATGGTCAAGACTACAATTTCAATCAGATAAAAGATTTAAAAGACAAATATGTTAAACTAATAGTTGTTAATAAAAAAGACTTATATATGTTTGACAAGTTTGTAGACAAAGTTTTAACAGAGTCCAAAGCACACGATGTTAAAATTATAGAAGACTTTTCAGATTTGAAAGCAGAGAATGTGAAAAATGAAATAATTGAAAATGCACAAGACACAGTTACTTTATTAGATTCATATGTTGATGAACTAGATGTGAATAACTTAGATAAAAATAGACTCAAGACAATGTTAAAAGGATTGTATGTTGAGGCTAGTAATATGGAAATGTAGGAGAAGGAAATGAGAAACTTTTTATTTGTATTTACATTATTATTTGCAACAACTTTGTTTGCACGAGACCAAATTAAAATAGTAGGTAGTTCTACTGTATATCCATTTGCAACAACTGTTGCAGAACGATTTGGTAAGACTAGTGGATTTAAAACACCAGTAGTTGAGTCAACTGGTTCTGGTGGTGGATTAAAATTATTTTGTGCTGGACTAGGCACACAACACCCAGATATAACAAATGCATCAAGAAGAATAAAACAAACAGAAATAGATAATTGTAAAAAAAATGGTATAAAAGATATTACAGAAGTTAAAATAGGATATGATGGTATTGCGATTGCAAACTCAAAAAAAGGTGTAAACTTTCATTTATCAACAAGAGATTTATATCTTGCACTTGCAAAAGATGTACCAGCAGATATTAATGGTAAAACTGTGAAACCTAATCCATACAAAAGATGGATAGAAATAAATCCAACATATCCAGACTTACCTATTGTTGTTTACGGCCCACCACCAACATCTGGTACTAGAGATGCATTAAACGAACTTGGTATTGAAAGAGGTTGTAAAACTTATCCAGAGAGAAAAAAACTTAAAGAAAGTAATAAAAAATTATATAAATCCGAATGTCGTGCAATAAGAACAGATGGTGCATATATAGAAGCTGGTGAGAACGACAATCTAATAATTGAAAAATTGATAACAAACCCAGATTCATTAGGTATATTTGGTTATTCTTTTTTAGATGAAAATAGAGATAAAGTAAAGCCTGCAACAATTAATGGTGTTAGTCCAGAATTTGAATTAATTAGTAATGGTACATATCCTATTTCTAGGTCATTATGGTTTTATGTAAAAGATGCACACGCAGCTGTAATTCCAGGCATTAGAGAATATACAAAAGAATTTACATCTGATAGAGCGATAGGTGATGACGGATATTTGATAGAAAAAGGACTCATACCACTTAATGATTAAATTTAGTGAAATAAAAGATATACATCCAAAAGGTTCTATTTGGATAGGTGAAAATCGTAATAAGAATGATAAAACTCTTTTGCATAGTCAAGCGTTATCTTTTCACGAGAATTTCCTTGATGTTGCAAAAGATGTTTTTACAGAGGATAAAAGGTTTGCAGATGTAACTGAACACGATTGGATGCAACCACTATTTGATAAACTAATGAAATTATTAGAAGATGTTGGTTTTGGTAAATATTATGTAGTTCAAGCTGATTTTAATAAAGCAACAGATGTTCCATCACATTATAGAATGTTATATATACCTTGTTGTTCTCCAGACTGTATAGATTTAGATATTCAAACTGGTGAGAAAGGTATATTTAAATTACCATTAAAAGAGGGAAGTTTTATAGTGATGCCTCCTAACTCTGGTATTAGAATCATAGCACCACCAGGCAAAATGTTTTTAGGGTTGATTATGGGTATTTGTAAAGATGAGGATTGACAAAATAAAAAAATATGATAGAATAGGAATTTATGACTAAAAAATATATTCATGTAAATCAACACAAGATTCGTGCAAACAAAAAACACGGAACTAATGAACCAGTTATTACAATCAAAGAGGGTAAGAAAAATACATACTGTCATGGTGTGGAAATACTAGGGCCATCTAAAATGTATTATGGTGGTAATGATAAACCAATTCTACCTTGTGGTGCAAGAGTTGTTATTGAAACAGAAAGTGAAATAAAGATTGATAATATTCAAGAAAGTTAGATGGAAGAATTTTCTATCTACTGGTAATTATTTCTTAGAAGTTCAATTAGATAGAAGTCCTACAACACTCATAGTCGGAGAAAATGGTTCTGGTAAATCAACAGTTCTTGATGCACTATGTTTTGTATTGTTCAATAAACCATTTAGAACTATAAGTAAATCACAACTTGTTAACTCTATCAACTTAGGGGGAACTATTGTTGAGATAGAATTTGTAATACAGAAAAATAATTTTAAAATTATTCGTGGTATGAAACCAAATATATTTGAAATATATTGTAATGGTCGTATGATGAATCAAGATGCAAATGCATTAGATACTCAAAAGATATTAGAACAACAAATCCTTAAATTAAATTATCGTTCATTTACTCAAGTCGTAATACTAGGCTCTTCAACATTTATTCCTTTTATGCAATTAAGAAGTAAAGATAGAAGAGAAGTAGTAGAAGATATATTAGATATTAAGATATTTTCTTTGATGAACTTTTTATTGAAACATAAAGTAAAAGAAGTTTCTGAAGAATTAAAATCAATAGAATATGAATTTAGACTATCAAAAGAAAAGATAGATTTACAAAACAAATACATTGAAGACATAAGAAAAAACAAAGAACGAATAATAGAAGAGAAAGAACATTTAGTATTTGATAGTGAAAGAGTTGTGTTGTCAGAACAAGAGAAAGCAGATAAGATAAAATTAGAAATAAAAAGTTTAGAACCAGAAACATCGCAAAAAGAAAATGTTAAAAGTAGTATTCGTGAGTATCATAAAATGGAAGCTAAATTATCTAACAGAGTAGATGAGAATAAAAGACAAAAAGAATTCTTTGAGAACAACGAAACTTGTCCAGTTTGTACTCAAGACATAGAACTAGAATTAAAGAAACAAAAGATAGAAGAGAAGTCAAAAAGAATACAAGAACTTAATAGTGGTATAGACAAACTTAAAGTAGAACTAGATGATAAAGAACAACTTCTTAAAGGTATAGAGATGTTATCAAAACAAATCAGAGAGAAAGAAGTTGAGGTTGCAAAGATAGGTACTTCTATAACACATATGGAAAGATTAATTAGACAAACAAATATACAGATACAGGCTATGAAGAAAGGTGAAGTATCTGAAGAAGATAAAGTTAAACTTACA